ATACCAACGTAAGTTGAAGAAGATGATACGGGTGACCCTGTAAAAGTAGCAATTATTAAGTATATACCTGTTGTTGGAAATGTAAATACACCCGAAGATACCGTCATAGCACTACCGATAGAACCAAATAATGCGTGTGAAGTCCTTGCCCAATAATTATTTGAAAGAACAGTTTCTCCACCATTTACTTCGTAATTAGTAGTTAAAGTCCATTGGTCTACCATTGTAATTCCGTTTGTAGTAGCAAGACCACTTGCTTTAGCTGCTGTAACGGCATTTGCAGCAAGCATATCGGTATCAACAATACCATCTGGAAGTCCTCCTACTGAAACTCCTGTTACTGTTCCATTTCCGTTTAAGGTTATCGGCATAATTAAACTACTGTATAGACACTACCAGAACTGATAGTTAAGGTGATTCCGCTACTAACGGAAACTGGACCTGCACTCATTCCATTAGTACCTGATGCAATGGTGTGAGATGCACTAATAGTAGCACTATTCTCATAGATAGCACCACCAGCTACTGTTGCTGTAGTAGAAATACCAGTAAGGTTAGATCCGTCTATTGCAGGTAATGTACCAGTTATGTTTGCAGCAGGTATCGCTGTTAAGTTAGCTGCTGAAGCTGCTGGTAACGTAGCAGGGAATCTAGCATCTGGTACAGTTCCAGAAGTTAAATTAGATGCACTTAAAGCTGTTAAATCTATTGCAGACCAAGATGTATTTCCGTTTGCATCAGTAGTTAAGAACTGACCATTCTGTATATTCTGAGGAAATGTAAAAGTATAACTTGCAC